AATGTAATTGTAACAATATGTTTATTTCTTGTAAGCTGTTTTCTAGTGCTTTTTCCATCAGCTACTCTAAAAACTTCTTTTAATAGTTTTTTTGTAAGCTGTTTTGACATTAATAGGTTTTATATAAATCCAACACACGCTTAATGTGATCTGGAAATGCTGGATTATTTCTCATGCTTGTGCTGCCTTGATTCTGTACAGAGGCACCTGCAAGAGTTTGTCTTTGTTTGTGTTCATCTTTCAAATAGTATGTAACTAGGTCATAAACTGCGAGTTTCAAATCTCCGGGTGTTGCCGAGTATCCCGCATTATAAACTACTTTTACAGCTCCTGGGCCACGATGCCAGTTTCTATAATATCCGCTGCCATTTGTTCTGTAAAGAGAATCTGTATCACTGTCTAGGTAATACTCATAGTTCCCTGTTGTCAAAGTGCTGTAGCTCTCACTATAAGAAGCTCGTTCTTCTACAGATGTAATACTGGTTACAGGACTTTCTGTAAGCTGTATAATATGAGTTTCCCAGTTTACATTTATGTATTCTGTTTTTTCTGTAGTATAATAATCTATTATACTATTTCCACAATAAGTTTTTACTAATTGACTCACGGCAGGCACAAGCTCTTCTATCCTAAGATCGTCTTTTGTGCCAGAAATTCCTTCTGCAGTTTTATATTGTTGAACTGTAATTAAATTAGCCATAAGTAAATTAGTAAAAACTTAGGGGGAGAAGCCTCCCCCTAAGATCCATAGCTAGTTAGCTATTAGGCGTATGCCCAACGTACTGAAGGAACGTTTGAACCAGAGTTCGCGAACAGTTCGTTAAAGCCCAGAGACTGAGCAGCAACGATCACGTTACGCTGTTCCTTAGTGATGTAGTCTGTTTCGATTGTTACACCGCGCAGACGTGGAATCACATAGTTTCTCATATTTACAGCCAGAGCTGCAGTAGTAGTTGGTGAACCAGCAGAGCCCAAGTTATAGGCCAGCTGATCAGTAGCAACTACTGGAGAACCAAATACTGAACCCATTACACCAGTGATCTTCGCTGCCAGATCGTTACCAACTTCATTCACGTCGGTAAAGCCTGTAGCATCAATCAGCTCGTAGTAAGCATCTGTAGGTACGATGTACGCTACGTCAGCAGGATTCAAGCCATACTTACCCATTTCCTTACGCATTGCAAGAAGGTTAGCAGGGGTTACTTCACCACTACCTGAAGCGTCAAGCGCAGTCAGAGCGGATGCAGTTGCATAACCATTGGTGTCGTCTGTGCCAGAAGCACCAACAAGACCAGTAGTGAACCCACCAGAGTTACCAACAAGGATAGCCTTATCGATAGCAATAGCGTGTGCACGTGCAAGTGCGGAAGTAATCATCGGAAGAATTGATACAACGATTTGCTCGTCAGTATCATTCGAGATGAATGTGCTTGAAATCAGTCTATGCGCCTGAAGAACAACACGACCTACGTGGTAGTTGTTGTCTGAAGCACCTGCTTCTTCCAAGTTGTTAGCTGCAGTTTCTGCACCAGCAGAACTCCAGTTAGCAGGCTCAGTCTCAGGAGCCAAAGGCAGTACAGTCGCACCAGATGTTACGTTAATTTCACGGAACAATGGAGCAATCTTCTGCTCTTGACGTACTTCTTCTTCAAAAGCAGAAGAAACGCTTATGTCGATACCAGCAGATGTGGTAGCATCATAAGTGATTTCAGCTTTTTCAAGAATTTCTTGGCCGTAAGAAGTATCCCAACCCTTACGAGTGATTTTACCAAGAATGTGAGCATTAAGAAGGTCTTTAGCATGAGCCTTAAGATCACCAGCCTTACGACCAGAAAAATCTCGCTTGCTACGACGCATCGCTTCAAGCTCATCAGCTTTCTCCTGAAGCTCTTTCTTGTATCGGTCGAGAACTTCTGCAGTATCTGCATTGTTCGCTTCCACTTCTTTACGAAGGTCTTCGACAAGACGCTCCGCACCAGTTTCAACACCGACACGAATCGCTTGCTTAGTTTCAGCTTCAGCAGCTTCTTTTTGAGCTGCTTCTTCTGCTGCCTTCTGTGCTTCAGCTTCCGCTGCAGCTTTTTGCTCGGCTTGCTTCATAGCGATAGTAGCGGCAGTTTCCTCTGCTACTTTTTTCGCAAAAGCTTCCAAGTCGATTTTCTCATCAGACATATCTGTCTCCTTTTGCGTGGATTGAGTATCCACTTCTTCCGGTGCGTCACTAGCTACACTAGATGCATTAACATCTTCCTTAGCCAGAGACTGACCGGCTAGATCGACACTATTTATGAAAGTTTTCTTAAACTCCTCGTACTCTTCTTGAGAGTCAAAGGACTTAGCCAAAGAAAAAGTAGCTGCTTGATTACAAGGCACAGAAACTACCGAGACCTCAAACAATTCAGCATCCTTAATCATTAATCCGTCGCTTTCCTTTAGATAATCAGCATCCTTGACTCGAAAACCGACGGAAAAAGCTCCAAGGATACCTTCTTTAACTAATTCACACACGTTGGCGGGAGCCGACTTGCTAATTTTAGCTTCTAGCTCTAGCCCGTTGTCTGTTACCTTAAGTCCCGTTGCACGACCAATAGGACGATCGTAGTCATGATTGAAAAGAATAATAGGATTCTTTTCAAAGTTAGCAAGACCGCCTTTATTCCAGGCTTCTGCAGCGATTACATCGCCTGCTCTATCAGTATCTGCGGTACTTGCCATACCACGAATAACAACAGAGCCGTCTTCAACTTCATGAGACTTAAAGGTAGAAGTTAAGTTAAATATTTTATTCATCAACCTTACCTTTCTTTGCTGTAGTTACAGTCTTCGCCATAGGTATATCTATTTTTGGCGGTTTTGGTTTTTCAATTACAAACTCATTTACCTCTAAATCAGGCTTCTTATTTGCAAGTTCCCAAAGTTCTGGTTGTTCGTTCTCTATGAGCATTAAAGCTCTGTGCCAAGATCCTGCGATTCTATTAATCTCTTTTAGAGTAATCATTCTTGGTCTTTGAGGATGTACTCCATATTCTTTCTGTGTGGGTACTTTTCCTATTTCTGCAAGAAACATTCCTAAGTCTCTTGCTAATCTTCGCTTCTGCCCTCGTGTTGCTGCCATTAGTCCTCCTGTGACTCTTCTGGACGACCCCCTTCCGAAGGGTCTGCGGCACTACCCGCTATATTTGCTGGTATTCTTAATTCGTCCTGCCCTTCGATAGGATCATAGCCAAGCTGTGATCTAGCTTCATTTGGGCTAAGTATTCCTGCATTTACAAGAGATTGATAGTATTGTGACTGATCTCTTAGTTCTGGTTGTAGTGCAGGAATTCCAGTTACATCTTCTCGAATAACAAATCCAAAGTATCTGCTAAACGCAAAATTCATTTTACGAACTATTGGGAGAACAGTCTCCAAATAGTATAAGCGCATATTGGGACGAATATTAGCATTGTTTCCTGAATCCAATAAGATGGGAGGTACTCCAATAGCTTTAAGTATAATCTTCTCATTTTCAGTGATTGCATTTGTAAAGTCAAGCTCTCGAAAGTTTACATTTGAAATCTTGTCAACTTCTATGCCACCATCTAAAATAAGAGGTCTTCGACCTCCAGAGTCCGGTCTATAACGAATAGACCAAGACTGTAGCATTCTTTCTTTGATCTTTTCTGAGAGAGTGTTTGGCGACTTGAGTACAAGGCCTGGAACTGCTCCATTCTTAAAAAAGTTGTCTTGAAAAGATCGCATGTTTGCCATCAGTTCCATAGTACGAACTGCTGGCTTTAATCTTGAAACTCCTCGATAAATATCATGAAAAGAGTTTTCTTTTATATGTATTACTTCGTCCGGACCATAGTCCACATCATTGTAAGTATATTTTTCAATATAAGTTTTACTGTCTGCGTGAATTGTTACGTTATCGGCAGGTAGGTGATATAGATGTGCGCCATCGAAGTATACAAAAATATTACCATCAAGAAGATAGTCTGTAATAAGGTTTCGCTTGAAAGTGCTTATGTCCTGAAACAGATTTGGCTCTGTGTTTAACAGAGTAGATACTTTTGCTCTTTTTACTCCTTTTACAACTCCAGAAAAGCCTTCCTGAGTTACTTCTAATGGAATTTCGGCAGTGTCATCAACTACAATATTTACAGCACGATTTACGATTTCAAGAGTTTCATAATACCTTTCGTAACGTGTTGTAAATTCTCTGGAAGACTG